AATAACTACTAATATAACTCTACAATAGTAGTGTTATATAGTGTGGTATTTATACTAACTAGTGGTTACTAGTAGTAACTAGTAGCACACATAACACAGTTGTTTAAAAAGTGAAAGTTACGGGTGCTAAGTAACACTTAACTTTCATTTCAAATATTATAGAAATGTTCTAAATGTGCATATAAATAATATACAAGCCATAATACTATTTATATACCAGAGAATCGAATACATATGCCAGAATTTAAAGATATAAAACCAGACCAGTCTACATCTCAACAAACTCCAGTGAGTTTGGAAGGTGTTAAAACTACAGCTAAATATCGAGAACATCCCATATATACATTTCCAGAAGATATATCAAAGGAAGAATATAAAGATTGGATGCGGTTTGGTATAGTTGAATTCGAGAACACAAATATAAATACGATAAGCGAAGTAGATTATGATCCTATAACAAAATCTAATCAGACTATACAACAACGAAATCCAAATGTGTTTAAATCACAAGTTGCTCCTAAGACACTTCAAGGAGAAAGACCAACTAAGATTAACAGACGAAATAAACAATTTACGGTGTCTACTGATATTGTATTACCTATGCCTAGTGCATTGAGTATTAATAATACTGTTGGATGGGATAATGCAGAGTTGGGGTTTGTTGGTGGTGCTATTCGTGGAGGTATTAACGTGAACGATCCAATAGGATCGATTACAGACTTATTAAAAAGAACTGATTTAGGTTCTGGAGTTGGTGGTAACATAGGAACAACATTATTATCTAAATTGGCAAACTTAGCGGTATCGTCTACAGGTGCTAATGGTGATGTTGTAAACGAAACCTCAAATAGATTTATATTAAACCCACACGCCGAAGTTAGATTTCAAGGAACAGATTTTAGAAAATTTACCTTTGCATGGAAGATAAGTCCTAGAAGCGAATCGGAAGTTATTAGAATCGCCAACATCATAAAACTTTTTAAGTTTCATGCGGCACCAGACTTAACACGAGATTCAACACAAAATTTCTTAGTGTATCCTTCTGAATTTCAAATACAATTTTTACACAAAAACGATAGCAACGGAACAGTAAAGGACAATCAGTTTTTACCTAAAATATCTCAATGCGTTTGTACTGATGTTACTGTCAATTATACATCGTCCGGGTTGTGGTCTGCATTTAATTCTGGTGCGCCAGTGGATGTAGAATTGAGTGTTTCATTTTCAGAGGTCGAAATCATGACTAAATCAAGAATTAACGAGGGATTTTAAATGGGATTTTCAAATAGATTTTTTGCTCAATTCCCAACATTGCAATATGATGTTACCGGAAGCGGAGAAGAAAAATTAGTAACAGATATTCTTAAACGAATACGTGTTCATTCTAATACATTAGACAATAAAGTTATATATGAAAAATATGAATGGGAAGATGTTGATAGGGTTGATATAATTGCTCATAGATTCTATGGCGACTCTCAATTACATTGGGTGATAATATTAATCAATAAAACATTGAACCCATTCTTTGGCTTTCCTATGTCACAACAAGAGTTAATAAAGTTTGTAAATAGTAAATATGGAAGTCTGTCAGATATCCATCACTATGAAAATGATGATGGCTTTCAAGTAAACTCTACTGAAGTTGGTGCGAATCCTATAACAAATTTAGAACACGAAACAACACTCAATGATGCTAAGAGGTCTATAAAAATACTCAAGCCTGAATTTATAACTGATTTTGTAAAAGAGTTTAGAACTCTTATAGGTAGGTAACAATGTCCTTTGGAAGATCAGCACACGAATATCATTTGGGAGTATTAGAAATAATTGGCTCTAATGAAACAGTAGACATAACAAAATTATTCCTTGAATTTAATATATATGAATCGCTGGTAGAAAACTCAATGACGTTTGATGTTTCTATTATAGACTCATTGAATTTATTTAAAAATGTCCCTATCATTGGTGGTGAAACTCAAATACATGTAATAATAAACTCACCCTTAGTAGATTCATTTTCATCATCAACCGATGATATTGATATGGTGTTTACTATATACAATGTATCGAATAGACATAATTACAAAGACAAAACACAGGCGTATGTTTTACACGGGATAACTCCAGAACGATTTACGGACCTACATACAAAAATAAATAGATCGTATGTATCGAACAAGGATAAACAACCAAATAAAATAGCAACTAATATATTTGATACATACCTTGATTCAACTACCAGTTTTGAATCAGAGGAATGTTCTAACGGAGTCAATGTTATATTCCCTTCACACTGGACACCCTTTGATGGTATCAATTGGTTAGCATCTAGAGCGAAGTCTAACGAACAACATGAAGGGGTTGGTTATAAGTTTTATGAAAATGCAAGAGGGTATCATTTCAAACCCATTGAATCACTGGCTACACAAAAACCAAAACATTTGTTAGTGTACGAACCATTGAATACAGATGCTAACGAGCTATCTGGTAAAAATTCAATAACAACATACAAGTTTGATTCCATGTATAACTCTCTAAATAATTCTAGTAGAGGGATGTTACACTCAAAATTATTGACACATAATTTAACATTGAAAACGGTTGACACTAATTCGTTTACATATGATTATACATTCGATGGGAAGCTTTCACATTTAGAAGATGGTAGATTATTCAATGCACAATTTAATCCATCAACGGTTGACCCACATAAACTATTTTTTATATGTGCATCGAGTAAAGTTAATGATGCAACAACTACCCCTATATTATCTCCAGAGCCAGATGTTATACAAAGGCGGGTATCACGATTACAAGAAACTAATAATATAAAAATTCAAGTACATTTACCGGGGAATACTACAATAGCTGTTGGTGATGTTGTGGAATTTTCTTTACCAAACAACGAACCACAAATTGATCCATCAGTATCTGATTCAGTTGATGAAATATTGTCGGGAAACTTTTTAGTATTGACAGTAAGACATAAGGTAGAGATAACATCCTATGTAACAGTATTAACTATAATTAAAGATTCATATACACAAACACCATTTACCGTCACTGTTGATAATGTTGTTAGTGCTAAATCAAATTCACCTAGAAGGAATTGGACGTAATGAGTACTGAAGCATTATACCCACAAATGGCATGGTTCACTGGTGTAGTCGAAGATCGGGATGATCCTCTTGAAATAGGACGGTTGCGGGTTCGTATAAATGGATACCATAATGAGTCAAAGAGTTTGGTTCCAACCGAAGACTTACCTTGGGCGCACGTCATACAACCTATAACAACTCAATCATTGGATGGTGTTGGTCGTTCACCAACGGGAGCTAACATAGGAACTAATGTTGTAGGTTTCTTTTCTGATGGTGCTGAATCTTGCCAAGAGCCTATTATCATGGGAACTATTGGTGGTATAAATACAAGTACGGGGGAATCCGATACACCAAGACTGGCCCGGTCAAAGGGTATTATTGATACTGATACATTCGAGGAAGTTTCGGGAAAAGAAATAAATAAGCTTGACACCATACTTGTTGATAAATTAGAAAATGCTACTACTGATAAAAAAAATAGGTTTGAAGAACCAAAACCAACATATGCAGGTACATATCCAAACAATCACGTATGGCAAACAGAAGGCGGTCATGTTATAGAAGTTGATGATACAGAAGGTGCGGAAAGACTTCATACATATCACAAGTCGGGTACATATGAAGAGATAGGACCATCGGGAGAACGGATTACAAAGATAGTGGGAACAGATTGGGAAATAATTGTATCAGATAAAAATTTATACGTGGATGGAAATTTCAATACCATTCTCACTGGAAACGAATCGGTAGTTGTCAATGGGGATTCTGACGTTACTATAGATGGTGGGTCCAGTGTATTAGTCAAAGGGAATTCAACTATAACAGTACTTGGGGGAACAACAATAACTTCGATAGGAGATATGGATGTATCAGCACCAAATATCAACGTAAGAGCAACCGAACAGGCAACGATAGATGGTGGTGGATTATTAATATTAAAAGGAGAAATTGTGACTATCAATTAGTCATATAAATAATATGACAGAAGAAAACGATCATTACTTACATCCTATGATAACAGATCATGATGTAATATCTAGCAAAACATACAAATCAAAAGAGCCATCTGGCAATTACTATGCAGATGCTATATTTCTATTACATAATGGATATGTATCTAACAGTGGAATGACAGTGGAAGAACTATCAGAACAATTACGATTAAAGGATGAAGAGAAGTCTAATGAAGATACCAAAGGAAGCCATTAAATTAGCATTCATTGGAAATGAATACCAGAGACATTATGGCAGTTTTATAATAACCAAACAGAATCAAGAATACCAAGAAAATTTAATCAACAATAAATACGCATTAATAAAATATAAAGGTAACAAACATGGGAATGCTTGCAGTTCGAATGGGAGACACCAATGATGGCGGTGGTGCGATCATAACAACTCTTCAATCAACGGTTCTTATAAATGGACAATTGGCTAGTGTAGTTGGGTCTGCAATAACTCCACACGTATCATGCCCAATACCACCAACTCACTGTGTAGCTACGGTGGTAACTGGATCATCAACAGTTTTTATTAGTGGTATTCCAGCAGTAAGAGTAAACGATAATGATTCGTGTAGTCATAAAAGAGTAACCGGAAGTTCAAACGTTTTTATAGGGTAACATGGTAGATAGAAGAAAATATAATCAAGGAAGACCAAAGGGAAGCAAGTCATCTCCGAATGCTGGTATACCGGGAAAGAAAGCATCGTATATGATTACACTCCCCAATGGTTATATGACAGTAACTAATAATTTAAGAAAATTTTGTAGAGAAAATTCTGTATCACGGGCTGGGATGTATCGAGTGTTAGATGGAACCTATGATTCGTGGCGACAATATGACATACAATATTTTGGAGGTGTGTAATGGCTGGATGTGAATTTCCTGCTGGATTACTTCCAGATTTATCTGGGATATTAAATTTAGATGAACTAAACATAGATGTATGTAAACTTATAGAACAGGGTGGTGCTTTTGTAAACCCCCTATCATCTGATATTTCAGATGGAATTGCTTCTATCAATACATCTAGTGCGATCATAACAACTGAATTGGCTGATCTGGGAAGTGATATCTCCCAATTAACAACATGGGAAGGTGCGCCGCCGGGTATTTGGTCATCACAAGATATGACTGATATTAAAACCGAGATGGAAGCAAAAGAAACTTGTGCGAATGCTAGAAAGACTTCTCAGACAAATTTGTCAGTAAAATTGGGAACAGATTTTCAAGGCCATACTGACGTATTATCAGGAGTTGACCTTACTAGTGGCATAACCCCAAATATATTTTCTAGGTCTGGTGTAGAAGATGCTGTAAACATCACACGAAAACAATTCAACAAACCAATAGTGGCAGAAACAGAAAATATGTTTAGCGGTCTCTATGATGGTGGGGATATATTATCAGCAATAAAAGTAGAAACTGATAAACTTCCTGTTGGGTCTGTAATTGCAATGGATGTGCAAAACAGAATATCCAGTGGAACGCCGGGAGCCGACAAAGCAAGCATCATAGCGGATATACAAAACTTAACATGTTTAGACGGCACAACAATAGATACTGGAATAACGGCTGTTCAAGCATTGATAGATAATGATGAAAATACATATACCGCATTAGCTACAGAATTATTAGCATGTATAAACGCAAACGCTGTAGTGGGTTGGATAAATAATCCATTCAAACTACCATTGTTAAATTGTGTATCATCCACAGCATTAAAAACATTAGCTGGATTATTATAAATGGCAGGATCAAAACTAAACAGAACATATAAAGATATCGATTTGAATTTTCAACCACATCCCGTTACTGGTGATGTTGTAAAGAAGACCGATGTAAATGCGATCAAACAAAGTCTTTCAAATTTGATAGCTACATCTCATTATGAATTTCCATTTGAACCACAAATAGGATCAACTATACATGCTCTATTGTTCGAGAATTTTAGTGATGTAGTTAGATTCGCAATACAAAACGAGATAGGGGTTCTGATAGAAAACTTTGAACCAAGAGTACAAATACTCGATGTGTTTATTAATGAAGTTCCTGATACACATACATTAGAAGTCTCTTTGGTATTTACTATAAACAATTCACCAAAACCAGAAACATTGGATATTAACTTACAAAGGATTCGATAATGTTACTTATACATATGAATGAGAATAACACAAAAAAAGATGTTGAAGACAAGATTAGATTATTTGACAATATGGACTACAACGTAAAATCATTGGCGATAGGATTGTTACCAAGATTTGATAATAACGAATTAAAGTTTGTTAGTATAGATTCAGAGTATGACAAAATAAAAATGGATACCCCACAAGGATCGTATTACATAAACAAAGAGTTGGGGGAGTATGTAGAATATGAATCAGTTGATAAAACGTTTATAAAAAAATTCAAGGTAAACTAAATGGCACACATAACACCATCGGATAAATTAAATATAGTTGATACAGATTTTGATAATATCAAACAAAATCTAAAAGCTTTTTTACAAACACAAGACGAATTCACAGACTATGACTTTGATGGGTCTGGTATGCAAGTATTATTAAACGTACTTGCCTACAACACACATTATATAGCTTTCTATGCTAACCTATTAGCAAACGAATCATTTATAGATTCGGCTGTAGTTCGTGATTCTATTGTATCAATCGCTAAACATCTTAACTATACTCCATCGTCTATAAATGCACCAACCGCCACTGTTGATATAAATTTCCCGGCGGTTACTGGATTGCCTCCATCTATCCTTATAGATAAGAACACAGTATTCAATACAACAATCGATGGGGCTATTTTTAAATATGTAACAACTGAATCATTTACTGTTCTTGAGTCTGGTGGCAATTACGATGCGGTTGCTGTTCCAATCAAACAGGGGTCATTGTTAAATTTTAATTTCACAGTAGATTTATCAGACCCAACACAAAGATTTGTAATACCAAACGCAAATGTTGATCTATCAAACTTTGTAGTCACTGTTCAAAACTCTTCTACCGATACATTCACAGAAGCATGGACAAAAGCAACTACATCAACAAATATTTCTGCAACCGATAAAGTCTATTGGGTTCAAGAGGTAGAGGATTTAAGATATGAATTAACATTTGGTAACGATATTGTTGGTAAGTCATTAAGAGATGGCAACATTTTAAAAGTAGAATATCTGGTTACTGACGGACCACTATCCAATGGGGCAAATATATTTACTGCTATTGGTAGCGTAGCTGGAGAAACATCATTCACTATTACAACAAATACATCTGCATCCGGTGGTGCTGATATAGAATCTGATGAATCTGTTAAGTTCTTAGCTCCAAAATTATTTTCAACACAGGGTAGAGCCGTAACTTCTTCTGATTATAAAAACTTATTACTAAATGAAAGATCAGATATAGAATCAATAACAGTTTGGGGGGGAGAAACAGAAGTTCCACCACAATTTGGAAGGGTATTCATTGCGGCAAAGCCATTAGGACAAATAACATTTTCTGATTTTGATAAAGCATCT